GTCTAACAGCATTTTTTAGTTGTACTATTCTATTGCCTCTCATAGAACCGCTAAAGTCTAACAACATTATTACAGCTGCATCAACAAAATTGATATTATGAACTTCTTCATTAACACTTATAACATTTTCTTTTGTTACATAACCTCTATTAGGATTGTACTTTGATTTAATACTAAACTTTCGCTTACAGAGACCGTTGTTATCACATTCTAAACCTAGATCTTCGCAAATAAAGCTTGGCTCCCTAGAATCTAATGAAATAGCACAATTATTTAAGAAGCCTGTGCTGCATATGTTTTCAATATTATTTGATTTATTAATTGTTTTACCTAACACAAGACTACAAGAGTCGTGTAGTTGCTCTTCATATGATTTGTTTAATACTATTCTACCATATTGTATCGCTATGAATGCTAACGATGCCAATACAGCAGACAACAATACTGTTGTTAAAGCTGCGAAACCTTTGCTTTTCATATTTTTACTTTTCTATTAAAGATTTAAATTGAATATACTATAAGATTAGTATTACAAAATCTATCTGTTACTGATCCAGCCCCATCCCAGTCAGTGACTTGATGAAATTCAGTTTGTCGAGAACTTTGATGTGATGCTGATGATATTTTTAATTGTCTTGCACCAGACCAAGTTGGAACTACATATTTTAAATACATCATATTTCTATAATAATCACCGCTCGCAGATGGGCCAAAATTTTTACCTAGATTTGCATCAAACTCTGACCAAGAAGATCCGCTATCAGATGAATATTCAAACTTTATATGTTGAAACGAATGATAGTTTATAACTTGCGTGTAAAATCCAATTTCATATATAACATAAGTTGAATCACTATGAGGAGTAAACGTTATTACAGATCCTGTTATTGTTGTAAAAGTATTTGCTGATGATGATGTTGTTTGTTTAGAGCTATTTGTAGTTACTTGATATTCTTGATTTAAAATATCGGAATTGATAAAGTACGTCATTACAATTCCTTAACTGTCAATGTAGGATAATAATATTTAGTATTACTAGCTGAACCGTCAAAATGTGGTGTGGAATGAAGATTCGCCCTATTACCGGTAGAATATGCTCTAGCGACCAATCTTAAAGAATCATTGTTTGTATTTTGAACAATAAATAATACATTGTTTACTTTGTAAATATGATCAGTGCCACCTGCAGTATCTGTTGAAAAATTATAATTACAACCCGTAACGTCAACTATATTAGAAGAAAAATTATCATTACTTTTTTGTAATTTTACGTGAAGAAATGTTTTTTCAAGGACAACCGGTACTGTAGAAAAACTAAAAAAATAATACAAATCTGAAGATGTGTTTATTTTTTCTACGTTTGTCTTAGAACCTTCAATTTCTGCATATGCTGTAGACGTTATTTGATCGGGTGAAGATGATTCATTTACTGATTTGAAAAACTTGTTTTTTAAAAATGTCATGATTTATACCTCATATATGAAAACCTGTGGTAATGACTTTATTGTAGAAGCTCCTGCTGTATAACATTTACCTATTGTGTAGTCCGCACTGCTGGCGTAAGATCTTGCTGCTAATCTTAGCTTTTTTGATCCTGTCCATGGTTCTAATCTGTGCTTGAAGTGAACGCAAAAGCAATCATAATCAGATTCACCATACGTTCCTTCTAAAACTTCTGATCCTGTTATCGTTGACCAGCTTGAACCACCATCAGTACTTTCTTGAAGTCTTACACAATGATAAGAACCCATACCATCTGGATTCCAATATATAGTATAATTACACTCATACACAACGCCTAAACTATTTAAACCAAGTGTATAAGTTACCTCTGTACCTGTTATAGCAGCTAATGTTGAACTCATTGTCTGAGTAGAGTAACCAGTGCTATTAGTTACTACTTGCATATTACTTTGGCTTGCACCTCTTATATAAGACATTTAAACTTACCTTGTTTTATAAAGTAAATATTATTTATCAAGCTTTCTTTAGGTAAATAAGGTGTCTTGTACCATGATAGTTTTTGTTTTCAATATTATCAATAGACCAATAATGGTTACTCTGCTTTATTTGTGTATAAAACTCGTGCATTAATAAAACGTCAATATTAACTCCTTTTTGCTTTAATATATCAGCAGCTAAAAGATTTGAATTGAATTTTCTATCACGTCGTATTGCCTTTAACTCAACGTATCTATCTTCGTCTGGATGGTAAAAGTCTGGAGTATATTGTTTATCTCTTCCATCATACTCAACTGTAAATGTTTTGTGCTCATATATATAAGGCTTTTTAGTTGCTTCACACCATCTAGCATAGTCAGCTTCTAATGAAGACTTAAAGAAGTAGTTATTAGGCAAATCGTATCTAAAACCTAATCTACCATTAGAAGGTATTTCGTGCAAACCACTACTTTGTGCCTTATACTGACAATCTTTACTACAATACTTGGTAGCTTTACCTATAGGTTTTTGATAACTAGTGCCACAATAGTCACACTTTAAATCTATTCTTTCTTTTTTGTTTACCTTAATGTAACACTCTCTTGAACAATATTTCTTGCCCCTTTTTGATTTAAATTCTTTTTTACAGCATAAACACTGGGAAATACTATATTGCGCTGACTTTTTATCTTTGCAAGCTTTAGAACAGAACTTTGATTTTTCTGCCTTTGAAGCGGGCTTTTTATATTCAGTATTACATACTGTACATATTAATGTAACTTGCGTACTTTTCCTAGGCATAACTTACTCCTTTAAAAGTAAGTATCTAACAACGCAAGTAGTTAGCAGGCTGAGTTTATTTCATTTAGGAAAAAACTCTTTTAAGTTGATGTTTTTATCTTTAGCTTCATCTAGATATTTAAGAGGATTAAAATCACTATTACTATCTAAATCTCTTATAGAGACCCAAGATTGCCGTATACCTTCTTTTAAAGATCTCGTTCTACTTGAACCTATAACATCTACAAACTTTTTATTACTCAATCTATGATTACCAAGATAATCAGTCTCCGGATGCCATTGTATAACTGATTTTAAATCGTGACCAGTTACTTCTTCTATTAGATTCACAATCTCTAAAGTGTTATGCGGATTCTCAGCTGTAATGTTAAAATCATCATTTCTAATATTATGTACAATTAAATCCATTACGCTGCTGCAAAAGTCTTCAACGTGCATATAATCCTTTATTTTTTCTGGATTTAAAAACATATCTAAACTATTGACTTTGTTGTTCAAACAAAATAAAGACTTCGAAATAAGTGAATTCATATCACCTACCCCACCGTAAGCAAACAAAGGTCTTACAACAAGCCAGCTTTTAGCATTGTTTTTAACAGTCATTTCACCTGCATATTTTTGTACTGCATAGTTTGTTCGAGGAAGAATTGTACTGTCTTCTAAAATATCAGCTTCTTGATATCGATATGTATCATATATTACTGTTGTACCTATATAAACAATAGTTGTATTAGTATTGTTTGCCGCCTCAGTTATGATATGTGTACCAAGTACATTTGTTGATATTGAATGTTCTGGATTTAAAGCAACAACGTCAGTTCCAACAACTGCTGCATTATGAACAATAATATCGATATCTAAATCTGATAGTAGCTGTGACCAGTCTTCAATAGAGTTACTATATACGCATACTTCACCAGACTCTGTAAACGTAAAGTCTTGTACAAAATCACTGTTGTCTAAAGATACAAATGTATGATTATATTCATTAATTTGATTTGCTAAATTCTTAGCAATAAAACCCTGCTCTCCTGTTATTGCAATTCTCATTTTTTTTACTCCTAGATATTTTTTTTACTCTGATTGATTGTGTTTTAATTTTTTCTATTTTACCGTTATGATAAACTGTATATTCAAAGAATTTTCTTTCGCCCCATCTTGTGTCTTGAGAAAAAAGAAATTCTCTATCGATTATTAAACTATTTTGTGTATAAGAAAAAAATCGATCATAATGATTCTCATAAAAAACATAGTCACCTATTTGCAATCCATCCCTATAAGCTCTGTATTTCATTTATTACCATGTTATATTCTGTCGTCAGTGTTTGTAATTTGTTGCCGCATAGAATCTTATAAACAAAATAATCATTTACAGCATTAGAATATATCTTTCTTTTAGATAGAACTAATCCGTTGCAAAAATCATCATTTAATATAGTACTTCTTATACTCACCAAAGAGCCTACTTTTATTTTTTTCGTCATTTTAAAAAGCTTTCTTTGAGTCTAGATAGGAATTTTATTTCCACAGTAATTTTGTCATAATCAATCCTTACAAATCTTTCAGTGCCAATAGAAGTCAACAAGATCATATGTGTAGGTTTTTTAGTAAGATTATTATACTTAAATTCTAAGATAATACAATTTTCATATTCTTCTAAAATATTGTAATAAAAATTTTTACTTTTTACACACACAAGACTTCCTGTATCTCTATCATTCAAAAAGTAGTCTTGGTTTACTTTCAGATACATTTTTTATAACTAATTCTGGAGAAACTACATTTATAAAGTCTTATACTCCATTATATTAAAAGGTACAATATCTAGCTCATTATTAGAAAGCAAGTAGATCATTGCATAAAAATTACTGTCTTTTTTATAATCAACAACTAATCCTATTTTAGTCTCTTCGTTTGAAAACAAAAAATTATATTCAATTACTTCACCAATTTCAATAGGTAAATATTTCACTTTAGACTCCAACAACTTGTCTTTCTTTGACCCAATGCGTTGTTCTTTTGTCTAAAGTCTGCTCTTTAATTACTTTATGACCATTGTAATCTGTGGCTTTGCCATAAACAACAAAACCTTTTGTTGCATTCCCTTCTTCATTATCGAAAGTATAATAACTTTTAATAGTAGCACCTTGTTCTGAATATGATTTGTTAATCACAAAAACAATAGCTTTTTGTAAAGTTTCCAGATTTTCATCTGTTAAGTTTTTTACAAGCGAATTTGGGTTTATTCGAGAATACCATAAACATTCTGCCTTGATATAATTTCCAACTCCAGAGATAACACTTTGATTCATTAATGCAGAGCAAATATCTTTACTGTTTTTCTTTCTTAATCTTAAGATAAAATCAGTGGTACTAGGAGGGTTAGATAACATATCAGGACCCAAAGATTTAAGTTTCCTTTCCAACTCTGAACGTGATTTGAGCTGAAATGTACCAAAGTTTCTAGTATCATTAAAATAAACTTTATTACCATCGTTAAAATAAACACCTATTCTAGAAAAATCTGATTTTTTTCGTGACCAATTTCCTGTCATTCCTAAAGTATTAAAAACAATAATATCACCAAGATCAATCCAGATAAATTTACCTTTACAATTAAAACTAAATACTTTTAAATTATTTAAAGAATCAAGATTTTCAATTGGATTTTTAATATATCTTCCACTTAAAACCTCAACGTTATCAATAACTTTATCTTTAAAATTGCTATTTAGCTTATCAACAAATAATTTCACTTCTGGGCCTTCAGGCAAAACGTATTATCCTTTCAATATTCTATTAATTTCTGGCACATCATTCTCAGTGTTTGCTGTCTCTTTTTCTTCCACACCTTTTTTAGGTAGCGTATTATCATGTATTCTATTAGCTAACTCATTCTTGCCTACCCAACTTAAAATTTGCATCAAAGGATGTGCAATAATATTATGAAACGCCATATTTCTAACTATTTTCTCATATTTTAAATTCATTTTTTTCCTATTACACGTTCTATATCATCGTCTGTAAAGTTTATTGTAATATCTTCAGATATTCCCGTATAAGAGCCACCAGGCCACTTATGCGACATAAATTTATAAGGTATAACGTATTTAGTAGCATTATCAATATTTATTTGCAATAGAAAACTTCTGTCAAAAATAAAAGTTCTTATTACTCTAATGTTTGATATGAACCTAAGTCTTTTATGAGTTTTAGTATCTTTGAAAGACCAAAACTTTTGTGTATCATTCGATAGCATCTGAATAAGGTTCTATTGGCAAGCTATCTTCTTTAATAGCTCTATCTAGATAATCTTCTAGTTGCTCAAAAGAAGTACAAACTTTAATTCCACTTCTAGCTAACATAAGATTAAACTTAGCACCTTTAGGTAGACCTGCACAAAAATAAACAATAGGTTTATTAAATGAATATGCATATCCTGCTTCCCAAATAGTTCCAATGTCTTTGTCTCTTGTATTTACCAAAAGAAAATCTGCTGTTTCAATGTGATGCAAGTTACCTGAGAATGTTTCATCTTGAACTTCTTTAGGCGCACCGGGAGGACATACAAAAATTCTTCGAGGCGATGCAAGATCAAAATGTTCTGCACGAGCATCAAAAATATTTTCTAAAATGGATAACTCTTCTGCTTGTGTAGGATTAAACCAGCCGCTAGCTAAATAAATCTTCTTCATTAGTTTTTTCTTTCTATAATAAAAATTAAAGTGTTTCTTTTACTGAGTTAACAAACAATACATCTTCATTCCACATTCTTGTAAAGATCTTTTCTTGTCCTGATTTGTTGCCGTTAATTTCTTCACGCCGGCAAGGATAAATCGAATCATTTTCGTGAAAATCAAATAAATCATTTTTAGGTTCTGGATGGTAAAGATTTGTACCTTTAGATGTAAATGTGCCATCAGGCTGCTTTACTCTAAATGTTCGTACATAATGCATATCTGGCTTGCTAAAGTCTAAACAAGATGCAACCTCGGGTATTCTTTCAACAACAAGTCTAGCAATACGTGTTGCCATAATATTATCTACTTCGGGTTGTATTTGAACATCTTGTCTTTGTTTAATAAAACCAATTAAATCTTTAAGATTGAAACGTGCAACATAAAAAGTTTCAAGTGACTTAGGTAAAATAACTCTTGCATCCATTAAAGATACAGCGCGTGAATCAACCATATCTGAATAGAGTTGTTTTGCTGCTGCTGCTACTTCAATAAACCTTTGATGAAAATCTGAATTCTCAACTGATTCTGGTACAAGAACGTTATCATTCCTTAGATCACGGTCACCTGTACATTGTGCTGCAAATGAGCCTGCACGATGCCTAATCAAATGTGTAACAGTTTGAGTATCAATACCGCTAATCTTAAATGTAAAACCTAAACACTCCATAGGAGTTGGCAATGCTCTAAAGTTTAAAACATCTTGAAGATTAGTTGAAGCTTCTTCTGGCGAAGCATTTTCAAAATTAGTTTCATTAGGTGTATCAGCCCAGGTTGCCTTTGTCATATTCCAAGCAATTTTTTGTGCTTGTTCTTGTGTAGGTGCATCAATCACTTCGATACTTAGTGATTCAAGATTGTTAATGTAATGTGTTATTGGCTCTTGACCAAATTTAAGATCCATCGGGAGATGAACAGCTTCTAGATTATTATTAATTGGCAAATTATTTCTCCTTGTTATTTACCATTTATTATAAAACATTAAAGTTATATTTACACTTTAATTTATTAAATCAACTAACTTTAACAACAAATCTCTATTTTGTCTAAAAATCTGGTTTCTTAAAACTAATTGTCCAATAGATTCTTTTATACTTAAACCAAAAAGACTACTATGTGTTCTAGCAATTTCAAATTCAGCATCTAGTTCAGCAACAATAAAGTCACTTCGACTTATGTCTAGATTTAATATGTTTCTGTTTATAGAAAATTGAATTTCTTTTACTAAACTTAAAAACATATTATGTTTAAATTTTAAATAATTTGATATATCAAAATTTACAATTGCTGAAAATTCTACTATGCCTTCGTCTGCTAGCTTGTTTTTTTGAAAGTAAAGCTTACATTTTTCGATATCTATATTGAAATCTTTCTTTGTATTAATCATTTGTATATCAATCTCTACAGAAAAATCATCACATAGACAAAGTGAATGTGAAAAATTAATATTGTATTTCGTATCCAATACATGTCTAAAGTTGCTCGTAACTGTTAAATAAACAATATCAGGATCAACGACAATTGTAATGTTACCCGTACTTATCATTCCTAGTGCATATAAAAAGTCTGACTCTAAAAGACTCCAGATACTTTTTAAAAATTCATAAGATCTAAACTTTTTATTTTTATAAACATCTAGATCTTCGTGAAAAAACATTTTAATAACCCTTATCAAGTCTCCTTCTAATTATTTCGTCCTTAGTGTTAAAAGCATTGTAAAATTCATCAACGTCAACGCCTATAAGAATCATTAGAGAAAAAAAGTAATTAAATGCATCAACTATTTCTTCTAAAAACTCTTCCCTATCAATCTCAGGCATGTCAGTCTCTCTATGTGTCTTCCAGTTCTTAAGATGCTGTAATGCTTCAAACATTTCTTCTACACCTTTCAAAGCTGTTTCTCTCAATATAGACTGGCTTGACTTTTCACTTATATTAACAGGCCACTTCTCTGGATAAGAATTAGGAAATTTACCTTGTATTTCTTTCATAAAAGAATTTCGCTTATGAAAGATATTATCTAACTTGTCAATCATTCAGACTCTTCTTCAGTTACAGTTTCAGGAATGCTTTGAATCATTTTCTCTATTGATTCGTTA